CAGGTGGTTTGATTAACGAATATGTAGAAGGTGGTAGGGTTTATAGGTCTCATATCTTTACTTCATCAGGTTTCTTTACGGTTCAGTCTGCGTCTCCTACGGAAACCGTTGACTACCTTGTGGTTGGTGGTGGTGGAGGAGGAGGGGGAACATCTGCAAATGCTTTTGGTGCTGGTGGAGGAGGTGCTGGTGGCTTTAGAACTGGAACTGGACTACCTGTAAGTGCCTCTCCTGGTTCTTATCAAATTACTGTTGGTGCTGGTGGAAATGGTGGAGCATCAGGAGCAAAAAATGATGGAGCAAAAGGATCGGATTCTATTTTTTCTACTATAACTTCTACTGGTGGTGGTTATGGTGGTGGTGGAAATGATACTAGTTCAAATGTGGGTGGACCTGGTGGATCAGGTGGCGGTGGTGGTGGTTTAAATAGCGCAGGTGGAACAGGAAATACTCCACCAACAACACCACCACAAGGAACAAATGGTAATACTGGATCAAATCCCCACGGTGGTGGTGGGGGAGGATCAAGCGCAGTTGGAAGTCCGTTTGCTGTTGGTGGAAATGGTACATCATCTGCTATTACTGGAATAGCAACGACTTATGCTGGAGGCGGCGGCGGCGGTCAGTTTATTGGATCTCCACAACCAGGTGGAACTGGTGGAGGTGGAACATCAGGATCTGGTCCTTCTCAACCTGGAACATCGGGATTAACTGCTACTGGTGGTGGAGGTGGTGGTGCTGGTGCATCTGCTCCAACCGCAGGATCTGGTGGTTCCGGTGGTTCTGGTATCGTAGTCGTCCGTTATGAGATCGGACAAGTCGGAGGAACTGCTAAAGCAACTGGTGGTGCTATTTCCTATACACCAACCACGACCATTCATACCTTCTATTCTTCTGGTGTCTTTACGGTCACTAACCCAGCATTAACTTCCGTTGACTACCTTGTAGTTGCTGGTGGTGGTGGTGGTGGTTCTCCATCTAGTGGTGCTGGTGGAGCTGGCGGTGGCGGTGCTGGTGGTTTTAGAACTGGTACTAGTTTTCCAGTAAGCTCAGCGAGTCCTTATCCAATTCAGGTTGGTAGTGGTGGAAATGGAGGACCAGGAAATACTGCTACAAGAGGAACAAGTGGATCATCATCTATTTTTTCTACTATAACTTCCGCAGGTGGTGGAGGAGGAGCGGCTGCTTCTACTGGTGCTGGACCAACTGGAAGAGTTGGTTTTGATGGTGGTTCTGGTGGTGGTGGCGGTCACGATGGTGGTGCTGGAACAGGTGGTGCTGGAAATACACCACCAACAGCACCACCACAAGGAAATCCTGGCGGTAATGGCGAACAAGCTGGTGCCGGCGGCGGTGGTGGTGGTGCTACTTCATCTGGAAGTGCTGGTTCCAGTCAAAATGGCGGATCTGGAGGAGCAGGAACAGCATCTGCTATTTCTGGAACATCGGTAACTTATGCTGGTGGTGGTGGTGGATGTGCTGGATCTCCAGGAACAGCAGGTAGTGGCGGACCTGGCGGCGGTGGAAGCGGAGGAACCCCTTCAACTGCTGGAAGTTCTGGAACTATGAGCCTTGGTGGAGGTGGAGGTGGAAAGGGACCTGTTGCAGGATCTAATAATGGTGGTTCCGGTATCGTCATCATCGCTTACCCATCATAAATAACAATACCTGGTTTGACCGCAATCTATCAGGGGGAGGGTGAAATTCCCTCCTTTTTAATATAAATACATATGCGGTCAAATTAGAGTAGAAATGTATTACATTTATTCCTACTTACGGGAAGATAATAGTCCCTATTATATTGGAAAAGGTAAAGAACAAAGAGCATATACAAAAGGTCGTAATGAAGTCCGACCACCAAAAGATAAAAGTCGGGTCAGAATACTTAAAGATAATATAACCGAACAAGAAGCATTTGAGGTAGAGAAACTTTATATTCTTATGTTCGGTAGAAAGGATAACGGAACTGGAATATTAAGAAACAAGACTGATGGTGGTGAAGGTCCTTCTGGTGCTGTAAGAAGTGCTGAAACTCGTAGAAAAATGAGTGAAGCACAGAAGGGGAGAATAGTTCCAAGAGAAGTTGCTGAAAGGCACAGTAGAATATTACGGGCAAAGAATATGAAGCATAGTGAGGAACATAAGAAGTATTTGAGCGAGAAACTAAAAGGTCGTAAATGTACTGAAGAACATAAAAGAAAAGTTAGTGAGGCAAAAGCAAAACCTTATAAAATAACTTTTAAAAATGGTGAAAGTATCGTGGTGAATAATATTATGGATTGGTGTAAAGAAAATGGATACTTACATAGTGGTGTTTATCATGTAAAAAGGGGGGTTAGAAATTTTCATAGAGATATCATTGCCGTAGAACTTGCGGTTTGACGCTCTTTGTAGTAGAATATATAATAATACTGAAAGCATTATAGGAGTTTGAAAGTTGGCGTTTTTGACAACATGGTACGACACACAGCTTCCCAAAGATATTATAGAAATTCTTGAAGAAGATATCAAGAAGTTTGACCCCATCGCACAAGAGTCCAGACTTCACGGAGACGCAGTAGATAAAGTCATCCGTGACAGCAAGAATGCTTGGATTCCAACTTCTCACTGGGTCGGTGGTTTCATCTGGCATTATATTCAGAGAACCAACAGAGAAAACTTTCTCTATGACCTGACCGCGATTGATGGTGAAAGTATTCAATATACTCAATATGGTGCTGGGCAGTTTTATGACTGGCACATTGATGCTGGTATTGATACTTCCTATAAACCCCAGCAAATCGTCAGTTCAGGCACCAATATTGCTCAAGACCTTCTAACTGTTCAGGGTGAGTATGTAAGAAAACTTTCCTTCTCACTTCAACTATCAGACCCAGAAGACTACACTGGTGGTGAAGTTCAGTTTATGGATAACGGACGTAAGACGTATTTTGCTCCCAAGCAGAGAGGCACTTTGATTATGTTTGACTCACGCACTCCTCACCGAGTTCGTAAAGTCAAGTCTGGTATGCGTAAGAGTCTTGTAGGTTGGATAGTTGGTCCCAGGTTCAAATAATTTGGAGGTGAGTTATGAGTAAAGAATATAAGTCCACAGGCGGTGTCTATGAGGAAGGGTATCAGCGTTGTGCGATGCCCACTCGTAAGATGTCCAAGAATGAGTCCTTTGAGAAGAATGGATACTTATTCATTCCAAATCTTATTGCCGACCCACAAAACTTAAAGGTTCCTGTTCCCGAAGAACGTGGTCAGATAACCTATTACAATAACCGAATGGACAAGTATGATTACTGTCCTGATGAGAAGCAGGTCAATGGTTCACTTGCCCGTTATAATATTCCAACCTATCGTGAACTTCACTTTCTGGTCAAGAAAGAAATAGAGAAGCGTCTTGAAATGGACCTTCACCCAACTTATTTCTATGACCGTTTTTATTTCGTAAATCAACAGTTGAAGCGTCATAGTGACCGTCCTGCTTGTGAAGTCAGTGTGACCCTTCAAATCAGTTCTAATCATCCTAATGATCCTTGGCCCATTTGGTTTGAGCGTCCTGATGGTTCTGAAAGTTATGTGCTAATGAACGATGGTGACGCAGCGGTTTATAAGGGGTGTGAAAGAGAGCACTGGCGTGACCCACTTCCTTCAAGATACAATAAGATTGAGAAAGCTTGGAGAAAAGTAAATCGTCTTCCTGATGATACTTATCACCATCAGATCTTCCTTCATTATGTGGATGCCAATGGTCCTTTCTGTCACTGTGCTTTTGACGCAGTTCGCTGAATGATACATCCCCTATTCTTCGTACCTATCTACCGTTATGAGGTAGAAGACTGGTCCAGAAAAAAGGCGGCACTGTATAAGAAGATTGAAAGAAAGAACTTTGAAAAGAAGGGTCTTCAACACTTTTATACAGACCGCCAAAAGGACGGTAGAAGTTATGCTCTGGACTTTGATATGCTATTCAATGAGGAACTGAAAAAGTTCTGTGAAGAGTCTGGTGTTTCAGAATATCAAATCACTGACATCTGGACCATCAAATATAAGAAAGAAGACTATCAAACCGTACACAACCATCGTAGTCACGGTTACAGTGGTGTCTTATATGTTGAGTATGATGAGAAAGTTCATAAACCAACAGTCTTCGTTGGTCCCTGGAACGACCCTGTAAGTGATACCACACAACTTGCTTTTGCTCCTGATGCGAAAGAAGGTGTGATGTATATCGTTCCCAGTGTGCTTTTACACTACGCACAGTCAAATGCGAGTAACAAAGAGCGTGTTGTGACTTCTTGGGATATGTTAGTGCGATAAATAAAAGAAAAACATCATATAGATGGCTTTTACCAAGATTGCCGCCGCTGGTATTGGAAGCACAGGAACGGTAACATTAGACAACCTAAACATTACAGGTGTTCTAAATGTTCCTATCATTACTGGTGCGGCATCAACTGCAAATGTAAGAACCAATAGTTTAGTCGTTAGTGGAGTCAGCACAGTCGGTGTTCTTACCGTGACTGGAAATGCTGGTTTCACAACGACTTCTCATATTTTAATTGCGAAAGGAACATCATCAGAGAGACCTGGTACTCCTGTTCCTGGAATGATTCGTTATAATACAGAGAACCAACAGTTTGAAGGTTATGCCGCTGCCTGGGGTGGTTTTGGTGGAGCAGCAGGTGCAAGTGGTAATGCCGTGTTTTATGAGAACGATACGAGTGTGACTGCCTCGTATCAGATCACGTCAGGAAAGAATGCGATGAGTGCCGGACCGATCACTTTGGACGCAGGAGTCGTGGTCACGATACCATCAGGTTCTGTTTGGACCGTAGTATAAGGAGATAAACAAATGTCTGTATCTATTAGTGGAGACGGTTCAGTAACTGGTATTGACCAAGGATTTAATGTTGTTGGTGTTCTCACTGCTTCTGGTGGTTTTAGTGGTAACTTGACTGGTAACTTGACTGGTAACGTTACTGGTAATGTGTCTGGTAATATAACTGCCGCTGGGATTTCTACGTTTTCTGGTGGAGTTCAAGTTGGTGCTACGACCAGTATTGTAGTTGGAAATACTTTCATAAGAGCAACAAGTATAGGTATTGGATCTACATCAACAGCAGGACGTAACGCTGGTATTGGAACTGTAGATGGGACAATAATATACAACGCAACTACAAAATCTATTGAAGCATATGGTCCAACTGGATGGGCTATAGTTAAAACTTTAGAAGCATTTATTGCTTCTGGTGGAACGGAATCAACAACTACCAGATCTAATTATAAAGTACATACATTTAATTCAACAAATCCTTTTGTAGTTACATCAGGAACAAAAGAATGTGAAATTTTAGTTGTTGCTGGTGGAGGATCCGGTGGTACTGCTGGAGGTGGTGGTGGAGCAGGTGGAGTTGCCTATAGTGCTACATATCCCATTGCTCCAGGAACTTATGTGATTACTGTTGGTGCTGGGGGTGCTGGTGCTCCTCCTGGATGGGCTCCCGATGCTACAACACCAGGTCAAAATTCAAGTTTTTATGCTGTAGGAATAAATTCAGTTACTGGTGCTGGCGGCGGACCAGGGCGTCATGGTAGCTCTGGACTACCAGGAGGTTCTTCTGGTGGTGGTGGATATGGTGGCGATCCATCACCAAGCCCTTCACAACCAGCTCTAAATCCAGGAGTATCAGGTATCGTAAATTCTGGAAATGCTGGTGGAACGGGTAGTCCTGCTTCTCCAGGTTATGCTGGCGGTGGCGGAGGAGGTGCTGGTAGTGCTGGAAGCCCTGCTGGTGCTAACGTTGGTGGTAATGGTGGAAATGGAATAACATATTCAATTAATGGAACTTCTACTACATATGCTGGCGGCGGCGGTGGTGGAACAAGATCAGGCACTGGAGGTTCTGGTGGTCCAGGCGGCGGTGGAGCTGGAAGAAATAGCGATACTCCTGGAGGTGCCGGCGGAACAAACACAGGTGGCGGCGGTGGTGGAAGTGGGGCGCCAAGTGGAGGTTCTGGTGGATCTCCCGGTGGCGCCGGTGGTTCTGGAATTGTTATTATTGCTTATCCAACATTATAATAAATACATAAAAAACCATAATGGCTAAGATACGTATTGTTGGTGATTCAAGTGGATATGTTGAAATTGCTGCTCCAAGTGCAGCAGGAAACAACACGCTTGAACTACCATCAGGCAATACAAGACTTGTAGGTTCTGATAGTGCTGGCAATGTAAGTATCAGTGGCATTGTAACCGCTGCGACTTTTAGTGGTAATGTAAACTCAACTGGCATTTCTACCTTTACCAGTGGTATTGTAGTTTCTGCTGGTAGCACTTCAGCACCATCTATAAGTCCAAGTGGAGACTCAAACACCGGAATATTTTTTCCAAGTGCTGATACCATTGCTTTTGGTGAAGGTGGTGTTGAGTCTGCTAGGTTTGATAGCAGTGGTCGGTTGGGTATAGGAACCATAAATCCAACATCACTTTTACATTTATCTTCAACCACAACACCTCAACTAAATGTTCAGGCTCCAACAGGAGAAAGTCAAATAAGAATAAGTTCTGGAACAGGAAATTACAGAAGAATATTATTCGTTGATAGTGCGACAACACCTACTAAAAATAACTTTGAAATAGCAGTCCAAGAAGTTGATAATTCTTTATTTTTTGGACCATCTACTACTGTTGGTGGTCTCACTTTTTCTGGGTCTACAGGTCTTCGTGTAGATTCAAGTGGTAGGGTCACGATGCCTTCTCAACCAGCATTTTTAGCATTTTTTAGTTCTAGCAGTGATGCTACTACAAATTCCGGAGCAGTATTTGCATTTAATAGAACAGACTATAACATTGGATCGCACTTTGATACTTCAACTAATGTAGGTCGATTTACTGCCCCTGTTGCTGGAATTTATGCTTTTAGTTGGGCAATGTTTTTTACAAATAGTGGTGGTAATACACAAGGAATGAATGTTGCCTTTTTAAAAAATGGTTCTCAATATACTGCATCTAGTGGCGGAACCACTTCTGATGCTTTTCAAATATCAAATACACCAAATAGCACCGGTGGAACTCTTTCAAATAGTGCTACCTATTATTTTAATTTATCCGCTAATGATTATATTGAACTTTATGCGAGGGGCGCTAATGCTAGACTTTATCAAGGACATTCGCATTTTTGTGGGTATCTAATAGGATAATAAATACAAATAAAACAGAATGTCAATACTCCGCACATATAACGTCCAAAATCCAGATTCCGCATCGACAAACATTCAGTTATCTGCGAATGGTGGAATTGCGGTTGCGGGTATTGTAACAGCGACTGGTGGACTTACAGTTGGTGCTGGTGCTTCTGTTGTTGGTGTTGTAACAGCGACTGGTGGGTTTAGTGGAAATGTAACTGGTAATGTAAATGCCACTGGACTCTCTACATTTTCTGGGGGCATTCAAGTTGGTGCTACGACAAGTATTACTGTCGGCAATACTTTTATTCAGAACAACTCTATTGGTCTAGGTGCTACAACGACCACTGGACGCAATGCTGGTGTTGGAACTGTTGCCGGAACTTTAATTTTTAATACCACAACTGGATCTATCGAATATTATACTGGAACTTCTTGGGGCGCATTGAAAGCCTTTGATGCTACGGGAGGAACTATTACTATTGCAAATGGTAGAAAGATACATACATTTACTGGTTCGGGAACTTTTTCTGTTAATGTTGGTACTGTTGATGTTGAATACCTTGTAGTTGCCGGCGGCGGTGGTGGTGGTTCCAGCGGCACCCCTAATTTTTTTGAGGCTGGTGGTGGAGGCGGTGCTGGAGGATTTAGAACAGGAACAAGTTTACCCGTAATTCCCGGACCTTACACAGTTACGGTTGGTGCTGGCGGTGCTGGTGGACCGAATGCTGGTGCTCCTACTTCTAATGGGTCTCCAGGCGCAAATTCGGTATTTTCTACCATAACTTCCACTGGTGGTGGAGGAGGTGGCGGAGGTTACGCTCCAGCACCTACTGGTGAAGGTGGTGGAAGACCAGGTGGATCTGGTGGAGGAGGACGTGGGCAGGGTGGTGCCGCAGGTGCTGGTAATACTCCACCAGTATCACCACCACAAGGAAATTCTGGTGGTACTGGTTTAACTGCTAACACTCCTGATTCTGGATCCGGAGGTGGTGGCGGCGCTGGCGGCGCCGGAAGTCCTGCCCCTGCCCCACAAACGGGTGGTAATGGAGGTCCAGGTTCAGCATCTTCTATATCTGGAACATCAGTAACTTATGCTGGCGGCGGCGGGGGCTCTGGTGGAACTTTGGGATCTGGAGGTCCTGGTGGCGGAGGAAATGCTGGACGTAATACTCCAGGTGGTAGTGGAAGTTCTAATACTGGCGGCGGGGGTGGCGGTAGTAATGGACCATCAACTGCTACTCCAGGTGGTACCGGTGGTTCGGGTATCGTTATTATTTCATATCCTGTATAACTTTTATTTATTTTTTATGAAATATATTGAAATAGAAAATTTTTTTGAAAATCCCGAATCAATCATAGATCTTTCAAAAAATTTAGAGTTTTATACTTTTGATAAACATCCAGAAACTATCTCTGTGGGAAGATATGCTGGAAAACGAAGTTTACAATTACACAACATCTATCCAGAATTTTTTGAAAGTTTATGTTATGGTGTCATTTCACATTTAATTGATTTTTCTAAAGTTGAAAGTTGTGATTGGAGAGTGTCTTCTTATTTTTCATTGGTTAATTCTGATGACCATATCCCAGAAATACAGGTAATTCATCAAGATGTTGATGTTTTATACGCAGGAGTTATATACTTAAATGAAAATTCAGACAGACATTCTGGAACATCTCTTTACAAAAATGAAGATGGAAAATATAAATTAGTTTATGAATTTGAGAATAAGTTTAATAAGATGATATTATATGATGCCACCATACCTCACGGAATTACAAAGTTTATTGATAATAGATTGAGTCTTTTATTTTTTATAAAAGATTTAAAAGTTACTTATCCTTCATAATACATAAATAAAAACATACCATTCATTTATTATATTCACGAATAAAGACTTATGGCACACTTTGCTAAACTTGACGAAAACAACATCGTCACACAAGTTATCGTAGTAGATAACAAAGATATTACCGATCCTCACACAGGTCAAGAGGATGAGATTCTCGGTATTGCTTTCTGTAAGAAGCTTCTAGGTGGTAAGTGGGTTCAGACCTCTTATAACAGCAGCATCAGAAAGCGTTATGCTGGCGTTGGTTACTCATACAATGCTGGACTGGATGCCTTCGTCGCACCAAAGCCTTTTGAGTCTTGGGTTCTTAATAACGAAACTGCCGACTGGGAATCACCTGTTGGTCCTGCTCCTGAACTGACCGAAGCAGAAGTCGAAGCAGGTTCACGTTATCAGTGGGACGAAGAGAACGGTGAGTGGGATCTCGTTACCCCAGAACCTGCCGCTGAATAATACTTTATATTAGGAGACTACTGAAATGAATATTCGTTTGCCTGGTGTTGATACCGCTATTAAATATCTTCGCCCTGATGCTACATTTGATCTCTATAACAGGACCTTTACGCGCTGGTCCTGCCCCCACGGTTCTGAACCACCTGAATGGGAGGAGGTTGAAAGACAAATCGCTCACGATGTAGAAGTTTATAATTACTATCTCTATGCCCGTAATCGTGAAACGGAGTATGGAGATTGGAAAGACCAACTGAACCTCCTCTATGATGATATCAAGTCTGGTAATTTGGAGAATGGTAAATGGGTTCAGATGGTAGAGGCAGTGAAAGCAAGACATCCAAAACCAGAAGGACAACCACCGCAGTAAAATAAATGGCACTTGACCGTCTTACACAAATCACCAGTTCTGGTATTTCAAGCACCGCACCTTTGACGGGCATCAATATCACTGGTGTGATTACTGCGACTTCGATCACGGCACCAAACTACGGGAATGTCAATTCCACAGCACTAAATGTATCAGGCGTCTCCACATTCCAGGCATCTTCTTTCTGGGGTGATGGAGACGTTGCTTATTTTGGAGACGGTCAGGACCTTCTGATTTTTCATAACAGCACCGATAGTATTATTCGTGATAATGGTACTGGTGACTTGTTTATTGAGGGTGGTAATCGAATCAGGGTGACCAGCCCGACTGGTATTGAGACTTATGCGGTCTTCAACCAAGATGGTGCCGTAGAGTTGTGGTTTGATAACTCTAAAGAACTGGAAACCACAGGATACGGTGCGACTGTCTTTGGAGTTTTACAGTCACAAGGACTTCAATCTTCTGGTATCATTACTGCGACTAATGGAGTTCAAGTTGGTTCAGCTTCAAGTATCACTGTTGGTAATGTTTTCATAAGAAATAATCAAATTGGTTTAGGTGCTACAACAACTGCTGCGTTAAATGCTGGCATAGGAACTGTTACTGGAACAATAGTATTCAACTCCGATTCAAGAGCAGTAGAACTTTGGAATGGAACAAGATGGGTAACGGTGGGTGGCGGAGGTTTTATAGAAGCTTCTGGTGGAGACGTTGTTGATTATAATGAGGGTAGTATTTTTTATAGAGCACATATCTTTAGAGGTTCTGGAACTTTTTCAGTATCAGCAACACCATCAACCAGTAACACGGTAGATATTTTAATGGTTGGTGGTGGTGCTTCTGGAGGTACGGCTGGTGGTGGTGGTGCTGGAGGTCTTTCTTTTATAAAGGGATATCAAGTTTCTGCAACACCAGGAAGTTATCCTATTAGTTTAGGTGGTGGTGGTGCTGCTCTTGGTCCTTATCCAAGTGGTGCTACTGGAATTCAGGGTAATGATGGATCAACAACATCTGCTTTTGGAATGTCAGTATCTGGTGGTGGAGGTGGCGGTGCTTATATTGGATCACCAGGATATACACCAACAACACAAGGTAGAAATGGTGCTTCTGGTGGTGGAGGTGGTTGGCATCCAGTTCAATATGCTAACTCTGTTTTGGGTGGAATATCAACAACACCTGGACAAGGATATCCTGGTGGAAAGGGTGGACATCCAGGTTTTTATGCAACATATGTTTCTGGTGGCGGGGGCGGCGCTGGACAAGCAGGTCAATCGGCACAAGTTTATAAATCTGGTGATGGTGGAAATGGACTTCAATTTACAATAACTGGTCAGGCACTCTTTTATGCTGGCGGTGGCGGTGGTGGTAGTCAAGGAAATAATAATACCTCTGGAAATGGTGGACTTGGTGGTGGGGGCGGTGGAGGTGCCTGGAACACCTCCATTTATGGTGATGGTGGACCAGTAGGATATGGAGTGACTTATGGTGGTCAGCCAGGCGCACCATTTGGAACTGGAGCACCTGCAGGTCAGAGTGTAACAGGAAGTAATTTCGCAGCAGATGGTTGGGGTGGAGACGCTGCATTTTCTACAGGATCTGGTGGTGGGGGAATGGGAATATCAGTAATTCGTGGTGGTTCTGGTGGTTCTGGAATTGTTGTTGTTAGATATCCAATTGGTGGATTAAGAACAGTTCCAAAGGCAACAGGTGGAAATATAACTTATGCAAATGGAAAGACAATTCATACCTTTACAACATCTGGAACATTTACTGTCACAAACCCCACTCTAACTTCTGTTGATTACCTTATCGCTGCTGGTGGTGGTGGAGGTGGTGGTGGTTTTGATACCAATGCTACTGCTGGCGGCGGTGGCGCTGGTGGATTAAGAACTGGAACTGGACAACCTGTTAGTGCTTCTCCTGGTGTTTATTCAGTTGTAGTTGGTTCTGGTGGACGTGGTGGTGTTTATCCTGGTTCTGCACAAGCTGTAGGAAGTAATGGTAATAATAGTTCTGCATTAGGTATTCCAGCAACTGGAGGCGGGGGTGGGAATGCGTGGTCAAATAATTCAATAGCAGCATCTCCTGGTGGTTCTGGTGGTGGAGGAGCAAACAACCCATCAACAACAAGCGCCGGAACTGGAACTCCGGATCAAGGTAATCCAGGTGGAACTGCTCAGGCATATAACCCAGCATCAGGAACAGGCGCTGGTGGAGGTGGTGGTGCAGGCGCTGCAGGATCACCAGCACCAGGAGCAACTACCGTTGGTGGTGCCGGTGGTATTGGATTGTTCTCATCTATTTCTGGTCAAACAGTAATGTATTGCGCTGGTGGTGGAGGAGGTGGACAACTTGGTGGCGCTGGATATCTTGGTGTTTCTGGAAATGGAGGGGGACTCAATATTAATGGAACATCTGGTTCGGTAGGAACTGGTGGTGGAGGAGGAGGTGGTGGAACTGGATTGAATAGTCCAACCACCAATCCACTTGCAAATACAATAGGTGGTAATGGTGGTTCTGGCATCGTCATCATCTCTTACCCATCATAAATATCTAAAAAACCATAATGGCATATATTGGTAGACAACTAAATGCTGGAAATTATCTCAAACTGGATGATATTTCATCACAGTTTAATGGGTCTACCGTAAGATTCAACTTAACCTCTGGTGGCAATCCTCATTATCCAGGTTCACCATTTTCAATTCTGGTATCTCTTGGTGGTGTTATACAAGAACCATCATCAGCATATGAGATTGATGAAAACCAAATCATCTTCGCAGCAGCACCACAATCAACTGACGACTTCTTCTGCATTTCTCTTGGAGAAGCATTAGCGATTGGAGTTCCTGGTGAAGGAACTGTTTCAACGAATAAGATACAATATGAATCTGTAACTTATGAGAAACTTGATCCATTAGCAAGAGGTGTCGGTATTCAGTCTGGCGGTGTTTCAATCGCTGGTGCTGGTGTTACTCAACTGAACTTTATTGGAACTGGAAACACATTCACTTATAATGTCTCCACCAAAACGGTTGACATTAGCATTCAGAGTGGATCGGCAAACACAATCTTTGCTGTCAACTCTGTAGGTTTGAGTACCACAAAGAGTCTTGGAATCAATACAACGACCATTGCTGGTGCTGCCAATTCAGAAGGAGCAATTCAGGCAGTTGGTAACATTGCTCTTGTAGATGGTGCCATTTTAACAGATCAAAATATTGATTCAAATCTTTTTATCCCATCAGGTAAAAACGGTCTTGTAATTGGTCCTGTAACAGTTGGATTGGGAGTCACGATTGATGTGGCTTCTGGTTCCGTTTTAGTCGTAGTCTAAATATTCAAAAGGTGATATAAAGGAATGAGTACTCTCCGCGTTAGTAATATAGAAGCAAAGGCAGATGCTTCAAGTCCTACTATTGATGAGAAGGTTAAAGTTACTAGCTCGCAGGGAAGAGTTCTAGTACAGATTGATGGTAAGACTGCTGGTATTACAAGCATTGGTATTAATACAACGAGTACTTCATTTACGATTGATGGAAATCAGAATGTTCAATTTGTAGGTGTTATTACTGCTGCAAATGTTAATACAACTGGTGTTTCTACTTTTACTTCGGTTAATGTAACCGGACAGTCAACTTTTAATAATACAAATACAACAGGTGTTTCTACTTTTACAAGATTAAATGTTGGAACTGGTGGAACTATAATTACCACAACTACTGGTGGTTTGGTTGGTATAGGAACCACAAATCCATCACAAAAACTTGAAGTCGTTGGTGGAGAAATTAAGGCAGGTAGAGTTGATTCTAATGAAGAGGGTGGGCAAGTAAGTTTTGGTAGAGCAACTGATAATGCGACTGGTTGGTATATTGATGTTTATGGTAATACCTCAACACCAAGTCTTCGTTTTGTTGATGTTACTAATGCAGCAATTAGAGCAGGAATTGATAGCTCTGGAAATTTTCAACTTTCATCAGCAGGAACAAAGGTATTAAATAGTTCTGGGCTCCCTATACTTAATCAAACTGGAAGTATTCTTCAAGTATATTGGAAAGATTTAGGAAGCGGAAATTTTACGGCAACTTCTACATCATCAACATATAGAGCAACAGGATTTACAAATACTATTACACCAAGTGCATCTACTAGTAAGATACTTCACACTGTAACTATTGGATGTCAATTTATTTGTGATGGAAATTTAGCAATTGCTAGAGGTGGAACTGTAGTTTCTCCAAGTTTAATGGACTCTTATAGAGATGGTATTACTGGTTCATATACAGTTGATATGCCCGCATATACTTTTACTTGGTTAGACAGTCCAGCGACGACATCATTGATTAGTTATGAATTGTATTGTAGGGCAACAGGATGTGGTGGAGTTATGTTTGTTGGATCAGCAGGAGATTTTAATTCTTCTTGGACTTTAATGGAGGTAGCAGCGTAATGAAAAAAATAACTATTCATCAGGCAATTGGTTCTTTACTACCTGGTGCTGAATTTTCAATAAGAGACGATGATTATAACACTATTGACTGGTGGGACGAAGTATATCAACAACCAACAGAAGAGGAAGTAGAAGCAGAAATAGCAAGACTTCAAACAGAATATAGTCAGCAAGAATATCAAAGATTAAGAGCACCAGAATATCCAGACTTGAAAGAACTTGCTGATGCTTTGTATTGGTCTTCAAAAGACGATACTACCAAACTTGATGAGTATTATGCAAAATGTGAAGCAATTAAATTAAAGTATCCTAAACCAGAATAATAAATACCTAAAAAACTCCAATGAGTATTCTGAATGTCAATACAATAAAACCAGTTGGAAGCGGTCAGACGGTTACGGTAAGTGCTGATTCGTTAACAATAGGAGTTACTTCAATTACTTCTGGTTCTATAAATTTAGGAAGTTCTGGTTCTATTACTATTGGAACTGCTGTTGTAAGTTCTACAAATACAGGCATTGTAACTTCATCAACATCTACAAGAGTTTCATCAGCATCTACCGCAACAGGAGCATTAATTTTCAATTCTACTGTTGGAGCATTACAAGTTTATAATGGAACTCAATGGTTAACCTTAACATCAACTGTTGCTGCTCAATCTTCGTTTACCGCAACAGGTGGAACAACTTTAAATCCTGGCAATGGATTTAGATATCACGTTTATACATCTACAAACCCATTTGTAGTCTCTTCTGGTTCAATTACCGCAGAAGTATTAGTTGTTGGTGCTGGTGGAGGAGGTGGAACTGGCGGTGGAGGTGCCGGTGGCATCATTTATAGTGCGGAAGTTCCTTTAAGTCCAGGAACTTATGTAGCAACTATTGGATCCGGGGGAGCGGCTTCTGGTGCTCAACCTTCTTCTGGTGGTGATGGTGGAAATAGTTCTTTTGCCAATCCAGGTGGTCCGTGGACAATGACTGGATATGGTGGAGGTGGAGGTGGTGGTCGCACCGTTCCTGGTAGACCAGGAGGTTCTGGTGGTGGAGACGGAGCTGATGGTAACGCAGGTAATTTTGGTAATTCTTCTGGAACTCAACCATCACACCCAGCATTACCATTTACCATCGCAAATTATGGACACGATGGTGGTGGTTGCATTCCGGGAGTTACTTATAATGGCGGTGGAGGCGGCGGCGGAGCCGGCGAAGTAGGTCGAGCTTCTGATGTTCCAGGAGAGCCAGGTAATGGTGGTAATGGTGGTATGGGAGCAGCATTTCCAAACTTCAACAGACTTGCTCTTTCTCCTGCGATTCCGGCACCATTTGGAAATGCGATGGGTGATGCTGGATATTTTGGTGGTGGTGGAGGTGGAGGCACTAATATTGACACCGGAACAGGTCAGGCAACTCCACAAGGTGGTTTAGGTAATATTGGTGGTTTTGGAGCAAGGGTTGGTAATGGAAATGGAACTGCTGCTATCGGATATGGTGGAGGTGGAGGCGGTGCAGACTATCAAGGTGGACCAGGAAGCACTGCAACTGGTGGTCCTGGAATAGTTATTATTCGCTATAAACTCTAAATAGTTAAAAACCCGCAATGAGCACACTCAAAGCCAATATTATTGATTCAACTTCCGCAACAACGGAGTTCAAAGAAACCATCACCGCAAATGGTGATAAGCAATGGGTGGATACTTATGGAGTTATTAAAACCAATCGTGATACCATTGCCGAAAACGTGACAATTCCAGCAGGAACCAATGGTCTTTCTTCTGGACCAATTACAGTTCAACCTGGATATGAAGTTACAGTAAACGGAGAGTGGGTAATTGTATGACTCGCATCTACGTTCAAAACATTCGCTCTCAAACTGGTAGCACAGTTGATTTTAAAGATCCAATCAGCGTCAATGGTGCTTCACAATGGGTTGATAGTTATGGAGTCATCAAAACAAATAAAAATACTATTGATGAGAACGTGACGATACCATTGGGAACTAACGGAGTCACTGCCGGAACAGTGACAGTCGGTGCTGGTTACACCATTACAGTACAAGGAGTTTGGACAATCGTATGACTAGTAAAATTATAGTTAATAATATAGAAGCAGATGTTGGAGTTTCTACCATTACATTTGGCAGTAATATTCAAGGTAACTTAATTGGTAATGTAACAGGAACAGTTAATTCTTCTGGAATTATTACCGCATCTAGATTTATCGGCAACGTTACTGGTAATCTAAATTCTAGTGGTGTTTCTACTGTAACTACATTACAAACAGGAGCAATTCAAACAACTGCTGGAAAACCTATTCTGAATAGTACTGGAAGTATTCTTCAAGTTGTTCAGACCATAAAGACTGATACTTTTTATAGTTCGACAGCAGAAACTTTTTATGATGTAACTGGTATGAGTGCAACAATTACTCCGACTAGTTCTTCAAATAGAATATTAGTTAGTGTAAATCTTGGTAAAGTTTGTGGCATTAATAACAATACGTTTAGAGTTACTAGAAATGGAGTAGTAGCAAATGTAGGTGATGCTGCTGGAAGTAGACCACAATCACAATTTGGCGATTCGAATCAAGGTAGAGACGCAAACCATACAGGTTCTATTGCCTTTACCTATCTGGACAGTCCTGCCACAACAAGTGCAGTGACTTATCAACTTCAAGTTAGGGCAGAAGTTGTATCATCTCAAGGATTTGGATTAAATAGATCATATACTGATAGTGATGCAAATTCTGGATATAATTTTCGTGGAGTTTCAACAGTAGTTTTAATGGAGGTGTCGGCATAATGGGAATCGTTCAAGCACTCTTTTCTTTAAGACCAGGAGCAAGATGGGATTTAAACGGAGATACTTATAAAGGTCTTGTGTGGTATGGTCCAGAAGAAACAAAACCATCAGAAGACGAAATTGCTCAAGAAATAGAAAGACTCCAGGCAGAATATGCAGCAAAAGAATATCAAAGAGACCGTGCCTCTGACTATCCTTCTATTCAGGACCAACTAGATACATTATATCATCAAGGTTATGATGGTTGGAAAGAAATGATTGATGAAGTAAAAAATAAATATCCTAAACCTTAATAAATACTTCAAAACAATTTACATATAGGTATGGACTACACAATTACTTTAACCGAAGCAGAAGACCTAGCACTTCAATATGTCGCTGCCGACCCACAAGATTGGATTGATAACGCAGCACACAACCGTGCTCGCATTGCGATTGACGAAATCTGCGACCTCTACGTCAAGCATAAGTTAGACAACAACGAAGCAATCACTGCTACTAACAAACCTGATATGGTTCTAGCGGCTTATGAGGAAGGTTTAGTCAAAACAGCAGCACAAAGAAACGAAGAAGCAGCAGCGGCATCAGCAGCACTCGCCGGTTGATAATACAAAGGAGTTTATAAATGGCTAGCAGTCTTCGAGTTAATGCTATCGTTCCAGCGAGTGGAACTAACGTCGCTATTGGGACTGCTGGCGGAACTATTACTTATGCTGCGAGTGTCTCTGGGATTTCTACTTTTACAACAGTTAGTGCCACTACTATAAGTGCTACATCAATCACTGGTGTAACAACTGCTGGTATTACAACGGCTTATATTGGTTCTGTGAATGACGGTCCTCTTTCCGGTTTCCGGAATAAAATAATCAATGGTGATATGAGAGTGGACCAGAGAAATAATGGAGCGAGTGTTTCAGTTACTGGTGATGGATTTGGTAATAGACAATTTCCAGTAGATAGATTTAACATTCAAAAAAACTCAACGTGTGTTATTTCTGGTATTCAAACATCTGACGTACCAACTGGTCAAGGTTTTTCAAATGCTTTAAGAGCACAAGTCACCACCGCCGATGCCACTATTGCTGCTGGTGATTACGCTTCTATTAGTCATAGATTTGAGGGATATAACGTTGCCGATTTACACTATGGAACTACCAATGCTAAAACAGCAACTTTATCTTTCTGGGTAAAATCTAGTATATCGGGGACATATTGTGTCGCACTTACAAACTATGCCGACAGTCGTGCTATTCCAATAAATTATTCAATTAACTCTCCCGATACTTGGGAGTATAAAACCATTACTATTAGTGGAGATACTACTGGAACTTGGGAAAAGACCAACTCTGGTGGTATGAATATGGCGTGGACACTAGGTGCTGGTACAGACTATCAGGCGACAAATAACACATGGACAGGAAGTGTAGAATTAGCAACATCATCACAAACTCAGTGGATTTCAACTCTTAATGCTACCTTTTTTATCACAGGAGTTCAATTAGAATCCGGTACAGTTGCGACCCCGTTTGAGAGAAGAAGTTTCGGACAAGAGTTAGCATTATGTGAAAGATACTATCAAATAAAAGAATATAATGGGGGAACAGTTAATATGTATCCTGGTTCAACTAATGGTTATTTTAGCATACCTCTTTCTCCATTAATGAGAACTGGTCCATCCGTAGTTACTTATGATACAGCATATCAAGCTTCTGGATTTATATATTATAATGGGGGCAGTACTGCTGTAACTTATGGTAATAATCAAGCTCCAACAGTGGGTGCCGTTTCATCTGCAGCTTCTAGAACATCTGGAAACTTTTCTACTGGTGAAGTGTGTGGTCATACTTACGTTCGCATTAGAGCTTCTGCCGAATTATAAGGAGATAAAGTTATGAATTTTAAATTAAATCAAGATAGGTCATCTGCAAATAAAATAGGAACAGACGAATGGCATAATGTCGAGACCTCAACAGAATATCTTCTCTGGTTAGAAGAAGGCAACACTCCCCTTCCACCAGATCCAGAACCCGAACCTCCAACACCTCAACAAAAGTTAGAGGCAGCAGGACTCTCAATAGAAGAACTCAAAGAACTGTTGGGTCTATAAATATCTAAAAACTCATATAAATGTCTGATATAAGATTCAATCGTTGGTTACATCAATCTGGTACTGGCGGAGTCTATCAAGATTCCACTGGTAGAGTCGGTATCGGAACGTCAGTACCAACGAGTGCTTTGGATGTTCAGTCAGGAACAATTAAGATTGGTAATAATACTTTAAGTTCTTCTGGGGTTTCTACGTTTTCTAGCGGCATTGTAGTTTCTGCTGGAACCACTGCTGCTCCATCTATAAGTCCAACAGGAGACAGTAATACCGGCATATTCTTTCCTTCTGCTGATACCATTGCATTTGCAGAAGGTGGTGTAGAAGCAGCTAGGTTTGATAGTAGTGGTCGTCTGGGTATAGGAACAATAAGTGCTGTAAAACCTTTAGATGTAAGAGGTGAAGCAACTTTTGGAGTTGGAATTACCACAGGTGATTTAAATTGGAGTAAGGACGATAATCAATTAGTTTATACTTTTTCAGGAACTGCTGGTGGAGGAAACCCATCTGATGGTGTAATTGCGTTAGTGAGCCCAAATGCAAATCCAAGTGCATCAAGAGTTGGAGCAATTGTTTTTGGAAATAAAGTTTCTGGAACTAGCGTAACTAGTAATTCTGGCATTAAGGCAGTTATTGAGTCTTATACAAATACAAACGTAGCAAATGCTGCTGATACTGGAGGATTATTAAGATTTTATACAAAACCAGATAATGGTGAATTGGGAGTTCAAATGCAATTGAACTCTAATGGAAATTTATTATTTAACTCTGGATATGGTTCAGCAGCAACGGCTTATGGATGCCGTGCCTGGGCGAACTTTGGTTCTACTGGAGTCATTCGCAGTTCAGGAAACGTCAATAGTGTAACTAAAAATAGTAGTGGTAATTATACGATCAATTTTACTACTTCTATGCCCGACGCTAATTATTGTGCCAATTATACGACGTGTGATGATAATGTTACCTCAACGTATAGTTACATACAAGGTACTTTCGGAGGATCTTTTACACCAACAGCGTCTTCCTTTAGAGTTTATGCAATCGGTGATGGTATTGGTCCTAGTGATAGAACTATTAATATGATTTCAGTATTCCGATAAGCACATTAATATTCAAATTAGTCATTAATAAATAAAAATAAAAATTATGGATCAACTTTTTATTCTAGAAAACGATCAAGGTGGCGTTGCTGTAGGATACCCATCACCAGAAGCACTTGAAACAATTGGATTGTTTGAATGTGCTAAAAAAGGAACTCCAAAAGGAAAACCTTTCTGGATTGTTGATGAAGAGTATATACCAAACGACCATACATTTTTTAATGCTTGGGAACTGGATATAGAGGCACTCGGAGAACCGACAGGATACGGTATGGACTATGAAGACTGGGTACTGGAGTACAAGAAATGATCAAGATTAACGTAGATAAAGCAAAAGAAATCCAAAAAGATAAGATGAGAGCGGTGAGAAAACCACTTCTAGAAAAACTGGATGTGGATTTTGTAAGAGCACTTGAATTTGGTACTGATACTGAAGAAATTAAGACTCAAAAACAAGCACTTCGTGATGCAACCAATATTGTTACTGAAGCAGAAATAACTGGAACAACCGTTGATGAGATCACAACAGAACTCAAAGAAGTTTGGGATGAGAGTCTTTTAGGTCCTAAACCTTAATTAAGTTATAACTTATCTTCAACGGCAACAAACCTAGTCTACTCATAAAAACACTCTTCGTCAACCGGTTGACAACCTTTTGAATTTCCTTTATAATATTCAAGTCTTCAATATCCTTGTAACTTTGGGAATGAAGACCACTTCTCTGTGGTGGGAGAGGTGAGTTGGTGGTATAATAAGGAGGGTTTTTATACCCTCTTTTTTTCTATTATAAATTAATATAAAAATCATAACAAATTATGAACTTTACTGTATATTCTAAAGAGGATTGCCCATACTGCTATAAAGTCAAACAAGTTCTTGAGTTGACAGGAAGTAACTTTGTGGTTTATAATCTTAATGAGCATTTTACCAAAGATGAGTTTTATGCAGAGTTTGGAAAAGGTTCAACTTTCCCACAGGTTATCTGTGACGATAAGAAATTAGGAGGATCCGTTGACACAATCAAATTCCTCAAGGAACAACAAATCATCAAATCCTGACCTAAATAAAAAAGAAGACCACTTTAATCGTGGCGTTGAACTTATACTTAATGGAGGAAAAAGAAAGCAGACCCAGCCCTTCCATATCATCTTTGAGAAGATGGTTTGCTTTCTAAATCGGGAGGTAACCATCTATTTTGAGTTTTCCTTTAGATCAAGGAAGAAAAAGTAGTTTCCCGGAGCAAACACATGTTAGCAATCAGTTTAGTATTCGGTTCTTTTCTAACAGTATTGTTTCTGATTGTGGGAGTAATGCTTGGTTGGGTAGCAAGAGAATATATGATGAACTATCGGGAGATTCCAAGACCACATCCAGAGATGTTTGACTCCCAAGGCAATTTAATCCCAGATGAAGTAATCGCATTTAACTTTGAAAACTATTATGACAACGACGACGCAGAAGAAGACCACGACGACTAAAGCACAATCAAAAACCGTCAAGGTCACTCCAATTCCAGAATTACCAAATAATCCTTTCACATTTGAAGTATTAGATCTTGTATCAAAACAGAGATCTAATGTCAAGAAAGTAGAAGTTCTCAAAAAATATGAAGACATCTCTCTGAAGTCTCTATTTGTTTGGAACTTTGATGAGTCTATCATTTCTGTTCTTCCAGAGGGTGCTGTACCCTATTCTGGATACGCAGATCAGACTTCTTATAATGGATCTCTCTCCACAAAGATCACTGAAGAAGTTCGTAGAATGCATGAGACTGGATCATTCTCTCTTGGTGCGAGTGATAATCAAGGACACACCACGATTCGTAGAGAGTATGTGAACTTCTATCATTTCATCAAAGGTGGAAATGATACTCTCAACAACATTCGTCGTGAGACAATGTTCATCAATATTCTTGAAGGACTTCATCCTCTTGAGGCAGAGATCATTTGCCTTTGTAAGGACAAGAAACTTTCCGAAAAGTATAATATCACCAAAGAAGTTGTTGCGGAGGCATATCCCGACATTCAATGGGGAGGGCGTTCGTGAGTCAGGTTGTTGATAAACGACAGGAAAAGCATATGGACCATTGGACACCAGCAGAAAAAGAAACTTGTAAGTCACGCTACGGTTGTGACATCATCGTTGAAAATGGTTCGTATGCCGAAGTCTGTACGAAAGAGGCACCCAGAGATGCTTATATCATCAAGTATCTTGTTGACGATATGGTTTGCTTTGACCTGACTAAAGGTAGTAGAAGCAAACTGTTTGACATGTACTGGGATAAGTTTCGTGAGAACCTGAAGAATATTGACTTTGGATTTGGTACAATCAATCCAAAGACGTGGGGTTATCAAGCACCCAAAACCAAAAAGCGGAAGTGATTCCCCAGATCGCCAACAATTTTTCCGGCAAAATTTTGAGTTCTTAAAGTTTTTTAAAATTGTATCACATTTTACAAAAAAACTTGTATAAATTATCGTAACGAGGTATAATGCCTCTACGTTCATCTGGAAAACCAGACGGAAGTAAGCCGACTCGGAACGGATCAAAACCTACTTATAGGTCGTTCATCTATGGAAACACTTCTTTTAACTTGCCTTCAAGCACAGTTAATGGTTGGGAGAATTCTTAAACAGGACATTCCCAATCAAGCAAAGAATGATATTATTTGGGAGATCAAACAGATTTCTCCAAAAACTTGCCCCATAGACGCAAAAGCCGACTGAAGGAACGCCACCTAACCTAACAGTAAAGGAGCAAACCTAATGTCTAAAGTCGTATACCGTGGTGTTGAATACGATACCGAAAAGCGTATTGAATATCAACAGCAAATGCAACAACAATCCCAACAATACAACGAAACCTATCGTGGTGTTAAGTTTGTAAAGGAGGGGCATAAGTGAAAAAACTTAACTTCCTTCAAATCATTAAAGAGCAAAAGCAAAAAGAAGAGCGTCGTCATCAGGCACAACTAGCACAACTAGTTGGAGCAAAGTGATGGGACAAGTCATCATATCTTCAACTGCTGCGATTGCGTTGATGACCATATTACTGTCATCATACATTCAGTGGCTTTATAAGTAAATCACTGGGAGGGGCAACCCTCCTTTTTTTATAGGTATAAACTCGTAGGCATAAATTATTGTTAAGGAATCAACACAAAACACCTAGATAGTAGTAGAATATAGAGGTGAAGCGTATGAACGAAAACCCCTTTGTTATGTTATTCTATGTGCATGGAGGTTATTATGCACAACCTAATCTCTTACAATCAACTAGCTGGATGGGAACACTTTGAGGAGACAGTAGAACGATCTAATGAACAGAACGACTTAGTTAATGATTATTTTAATTGTTTGATTGAGTGTGATGATGAAAAACAAACTTGTAAAAGAATTTGTAGGGAGTTGTTAAGCAAGTCATAATGAAACGGGGGGGTTGACTGCCCCTCTTTTTTTATGGTAAAATGCCTAAAGAGAATAGTAACTTATGGACAGAGACAAACTCAAACTCATCGTCCGTAATCTAGAACTTCTTGTAGATTCTCTCAAAGCAGAAGTGTACTCTGATGTTTCTGCTTACAAGGCACCAGAGAAAACAACAGAACGATTTGTAGATTACGACGAACTTTATGACGATGACGATGGATACGCAGACTAAAAAAGCAAAAGAACTGCTAAAATTAATGAAGCGATTGGTCGCTCAAAATCATATGTATAGCGAAGAAGAACTTCGTGAAATGAAAAGACGACTTCGTGAGGCAGAAGAAGAAGTCGCAAAACTAGAAGCACACACGTCAAAAGGATTTGGAAAGAAATGACTGTAAAACTTATCAGTGTAACTCCCGATGCAGAACAAACAATGGCATATATTGCTAGAGTTTCTAATCCAGCGAATCAAGATTCTGAAAACTATGCGGGTTTGCTACGTTATTGTATTAAGCACAATCATTGGTCTGTTTTTGAGCAGAGCACTATGAGTCTTGAAATTGAAACCAACCGTGGTATCGCAGCACAAATTCTGCGCCATCGTAGTTTCACATTTCAAGAATTTTCGCAGCGTTATGCGGACACCAATTTGATTACTGAACGTATTCCTGTTCCTGACCTCCGCCGCCAAGACACCAAAAACCGTCAGAACTCTACTGATGATCTTGGCGACTATGTGAAGCTCAAGTTTCAGACAGAGATTGCTGAACTCTTTACGCACTCTAATAACCTCTACAAGCGAATGTTGGAGGCAGGTGTGGCAAAAGAGTGTGCGAGGTTTGTATTGCCCCTAGCGACGCCTACACGCATCTATATGACGGGATCTTGCCGCTCGTGGATAACCTATATTGCTCTCCGTGAAAAGTCAGGAACTCAAAAAGAGCATATGGATATTGCTAAAGCGTGTAAATCAGTTTTTGCTGAACAGTTTCCAATTTGTTATGAATCACTTGGTGGTGAAGCAGAATGGGTTCTCTAAATAAAAATTAAATAGGAGGTATAATCTTGCCAACGTATAGATTTGAAAATACTGAAACAGGTGAAATTTTTGAGAAATGGATGCTTATGGCAGAAAAAGAACCATATCTTAAAGAAAACCCTCATTTAAAACCACTTATTCCAACACAAATGAATGTTGGTGAAGTTGGTGATTGGAGGAATAAATTAACTTCAAAACACCCTTCGTGGAACGATGTTTTAAATCGTGCCCAAAAAATGCCCGGATCAAACGTCAAAAAATTGTAAACTAGGTTATAATATAAATACTTACATCATTCCAACCTGGTTTATGTCTAGACAATATACAAAACATCCAGAAATAAAAGTCGGAGATAAATTTTATTATCTTGAAGTTATATCTCCACCTTTTTATGAAACCTATCCAAGTGGTAGAAAAAGAAAAAAAGTTTTGTGTAAATGTATTTGTGGAAAAGAAAAAGTTTTTAGATATGATAGTTTTGTATGTAAAGACGAATTAGACCGAGCAAAAAGTTGTGGATGTAAGCATACTTATAGAAACAATTTTAACGCTCAAAAAAGAAGAAAACCAGAAAGTGTTTATAGATACATTTATGAGCAATGTCAATCGGGGGCAAGAACTAGAAACATAGAATTTAATCTATCAAAAGAAGAATATCTTGAAATTATTAAACAAGATTGTTATTATTGTGGATCTGAACCAGAGTTAAGACAACCTCATAGAGGAAAAGGTAGATATGTTGGTATTCCAGTTCCATATAATGGTATTGATAGGGTAAACAGCAATGAAGTATATGAAAAAGAAAATTGTGTTCCTTGCTGTTCTAGATGTAACTATATGAAAAGTGATTTAAATATATCTACATTTACTGAACATATTTTAAAAATAGCAAATCATTTAAAAAAACTCTAATATGGCAAGAAGAAAAAGAGGAAATGTAGAACAACCAATCGGAGTTGGTCTGACGGCAAAACAGATGAAGAGGAGAAAACCTCTGAGTTCTGACTATTTGGTTGATATTGATCCACTTACAGACAATCAAAAGCGTCTTTTTGAATCATATGCGGCAGGTAAACACTTAGTTGCTTATGGTTGTGCTGGAACTGGTAAGACTTTCATTACACTCTACAATGCTCTTGCAGATGTTTTGGATGAATCAACACCTTATGAGAAAATCTATCTGGTTCGCTCATTAGTTGCTACAAGAGAAATTGGATTCTTGCCTGGTTCTCACGAAGATAAGGCAGATATTTACCAGATTCCTTATAAGAATATGGTGAAGTATATGTTCCAGATGCCTTCTGATGCTGACTTTGAGATGCTCTATGGAAATCTTAAGTCACAAGAAACCATTAAGTTCTGGAGTACTTCATTCCTAAGAGGCACTACGCTTGATAATGCTATCATTATTGTTGATGAGTTCCAAAACCTAAACTTCCACGAACTTGATTCAATCATTACTCGTGTTGGTGAGAATACCAAGATTTGTTTCTGTGGCGATGCTTCTCAGTCTGATCTACAAAAAACAAATGAGCGTAATGGTATTGTAGATTTTATGTCAGTATTGCGTAAAATGCCATCATTTGATATAATTGAATTTGGTGTAGACGATATTGTTCGTTCTGGACTTGTTAAAGAATACATTATTGCGAAAATGGATGCTGGTTTTTGATGTTTAATCATATTGATATTGAACTCCCCCAGTTGGAGCGTGAAACAATTGATGGTGTAAGATATTATTCTGTGCCTGATGAAGAAGAACTACTTAAACTAGTTTCTATTACTTCCATTACGAGTCATTTTAATCGTGAAATCTTTGTCAATTGGCGTAAAAAGGTTGGTGAGGAGGAAGCGGAGAAGATTACTAAGGCAGCTACTTCTCGTGGCACGGATATGCATTCTCTCGTGGAAAATTATCTGGACAATAAAGATCTCCCGTCTGTTGCGCCGATGGCGGATTTTCTGTTTAAAATTGCGAAGACGAATCTAAATCGCATAAATAATATTTACGCCCTTGAAGGGTCCCTATATAGTAAGCAACTGGGCATTGCTGGGACAGTTGATTGTATCGCTGAATATAACGGCGAGTTAGCAATAATTGACTTTAAGACTTCTAAAAAACCAAAACCACGCGAGTGGATTGAACACTATTTTGTTCAATGTATGGCATATGGTTGTATGCTATACGAACTGACTGGTATTTCAGTTAAAAAACTTGTAATCATCATGGCTTGTGAAAATGGAGAATGCGTCGTCTATGAAGAAAGAGACAAATCAAAGTACATCAAACTACTCGGCAAATACATTAGAAAGTTTGTTGGAGATAAATTGGAACTCTATGGAACCAAATAAAGAACTAGAACAGGCAATAGAAAGTAAATTTTTAACGCCGTCTAAATTTGCTCTTGAGATTGAAAAAATCGTAGCAGAAGAAAATCTGAACTACATTGATGCTATCTGCCACTATTGCGAATCCAATAGTCTTGAGGTAGAATCGGTGGTGAAACTCATTTCAAAACCTTTGAAAGAGAGATTAAAGTGGGACGCAACTCGTCTTAACTTTATGAAAAAAACTTCTCGCGCACGTTTGCCTCTGTAATGTCACCCTTTGAATGTTATACTCAATACTTGGGATTGAAGAATCACTTCACCAATCCCAAGTATGACTATTTTAGGTATCATCAAAAAACAAGAGCATCATTAACTTCGTTTAATAAACGTAAGGACAAATATTTCTTTGAGAAATCTTCTAGGAAGTATTCTGACAAAGAAATAGTAGACTTTTTTGTATCAAATTTTGTAGAAGCAGACAACCCACAGAACCTATGGATTGGAGAAATTATCAATTCTGGCGAAAGGACATACGCAGATTGGATGCGGAGACAACAGAGTTTGACTTACTTGTTCAAAGAGCAAAGCAGCGAATTGTTCTTGGAAACAAAATTAGAGGATGCCTTGAACTGTTCCAAAGGTCATCCACCCGTTCTAAAAAGATTCCTGAGCGGGAAGATTTCTATTGAAACTCTAGTCATCTATGATAAAATATTCCTGTTCGGGAAGAAGTTTGATAAGAAACTTCTGGACCCAGTGTGGGAAACCGTCAGCTTAAAAATTAAAAAATATTCTCCATTTCTAAATACAGATGTGTTTCAATTCAAGAAGATTTTAAGGGAAATTATAGATGAGTAACTTTTTTGACTCCGATATTATTCAAGACGAACTGAGAGAAATCAACAAGTTACAAGAGGAAATCTACGGAAGCATTCTGACTTTCGGTATGATGCCCCGTGAGACCAAACTGGAACATATTGAGAAACTTGAGCTCTTGCTAGAAAAGCAGAGAGTGATGTATACTAGGTTGTCCCTTTCAGATGACCCACAAGCGGTTGAGATGAAAGAGAACCTACGCAAATCAGTGGCTCTGATGGGATTCC